TATATCATCGGTAACTTCACCGAGTAGTGTATGATTTGTTTTGAGTGTTATTAGTTTTTTCATTAGATTGTCACTTTCACATCAGCATCTAAAACATCTAGGGTAACCCACTTTCGTGGAAAAAGCATTTCTCTACCTACAAAATCTTTCATATCATAGGTAGGATCATCAACAAGACCCAACAACTCTACCTTGTTGTCAAAGTCACGGAGAAATAAGTCATACTTGTATGCCTTAGGTGCGTTTTTTTGATTTGCGATATTTTTGGCGAGCTCACGAATATTCATATTATACTCCATTATTGACGCATTTGCGCCTGTAGTTGATCGATTAATTGTTGTATCTCTGCCCGAATACCTTCATTAACGCTAGGTATCCAAGGCAGAATGCGTTTCAACAGTCTAACTAATTCATTAGGTGGCATTAACTGTCAGCAAGATGCTTATCTAATGCTTTAGCGTAACGATTAGCATGTGAACGTTCTGCTTTCGCAAGAGTTTCAAACCAATCTGCAACTTCATCGAAACCTTCTTCACGAGCAATCTTCGCCATGCCTGGATACATGTCTGAATACTCATGGGTTTCGCCACTAATTGCTGCTTCAAGCATTTCTTTTGCAGTCTTTGCTGGCATACCAGTTCCTGGTTCACCTGCACCACCTTCGATTAGATATTCCATATGTCCATGTGCGTGACCAGTTTCACCTTCAGCAGTAGAACGGAATAGTGCTGCAAGATCATTCTCACCTGCGATATCGCATTGATTTGCGAAATACAGATAACGACGATTTGCCATTGATTCACCTGCAAAAGCCTCTTTTAAGCACTCAGCAGTTTTTGATCCTTTTAAACTCATAATTTCTCCTTAGTTAATGTCCATGATCCGTCTTGATTGTCAATCCACTTCAACGTATCACCTATTTCCCAACCCGTTTCTTTTATTAAATCATCTGGTAGTTCGACAACATAATCATCTTCTACCTTTTTCACTTCTAATGTCCATCTAGACATAATCTACCTTTTTAATATGAACTTGGCATTTATGCAAGAAATCTAAACCTACCTCACTTTTATAATTGTGTCGATAATAAACATGACTTATTCCTGCTTGATAAATTTGTTTTGCACAATCAAGACAAGGTGCATGTGTCACAAACAGATGAGCACCTTCACTAGAATTGGTAGACTTAGTAACTTTTGCCAAAGCATTTGCTTCAGCATGAATTACTTCTGGTTTGGTAACCATCTCAATGTGGAAATCATCGATGTAAGTTTCAGTCTCACAGTTATTATCCCAACCAGATGGCATACCATTATAACCAATTCCAATGATCGTGTCATTCTTTACTATAACACAACCGACATGCAAACGTCTAGCGCTTGAGAGTTCGGCATACACTTCTGCCGTTCTCATGTGTGCTTTTTGGAACTTATCCTTCAGAAACATCTTCGCCACCTTTTTTCTTCTTCTCTCTAAATTGGAAGTCGAGTCGAGGAGTTATGTCGGCTGAAATATTCTCTTGTCTAAAAAGAGTTTTGCGTTCACCAGTCATACTCGTCAACAGGCGCTTAGTCTGTTTATCCATTCTGTAATGTGAGGTAGGTTTTTTCATAATATAACTTTCAAAAAATTAAGCAGCTTTCTTTTCTTCCTGTAATAGTGTAGGAGTAAAGAAATTCAATTCATTACCAATTTCGATTTTGCGTGGTTTTTTATGCTCTGGAATGATGTTCTCAAGTCCAATGCGTAGTATACCATCTTTGAATTCTGCACCTTTTACTTCAATGGTGTCAGCAATTGTGATTGTTTTAGTGAAAGAACGTGTGCCAATACCACGATGTAGATATACCAAATCAGCAGTACCTTCTTGTTTCTCACCCTTGATAACCAATGTATTATCTTGTACTTGGATATCAATTTCATCTTTACTAAAACCAGCAACAGCAAGTTCTACAACATACTTATTATCATTTGCTTTGATAATATTATGTGGTGGGAAGTTTGTAACAGGTTTAGTGTCGTTTAAGATTTCTTCTACATCACGAAAGAATTTTTCAAAACCCAATGTCTGATTTAGAATCATTGGACCAAAGCGACCAGTAACAGTCATAGTTTTCTCCTTATTAAGCAAGTTAAAATTGCGTGATCCCGAAGGCATCACGACTTACTTGGCAATCGAAAACGCTGTCCGATTGACAAGATAAGTTCTTTGGGGATTACTTTCATTAAAGACCCGTATAAATTCATTGGCGCCTTCTTTTACTATGTCATTGTAATCCCTAGTAAACACCACTTCTTGTGTATACTTATTAATCAGTTTTACCGGATTGTTTTTCACTTTGTTCATAATAAATCACCATCTTAAAAATCCGTTTTCTTTTTTCCAATATTATATTTAGTCACAAGTTCCCAATCATCTTTCTCTTTGAAAGAGATAATCTTAATCTGATGAATTGGTGCCATGTTATCTCTAACAATTTGAGGATTCATAATCTTTACCAATCCCCATTGTTCTAACAAATTGGCAATCGTATTTCTACGTTGAACATCGTTATCTGAAATATTAGAGGGTTTACCATCTAACGCAAATAATTCTTTAAAGTGTACAATATAATACTTGCCTTGTTTATGCAAAATGTGGCAAGATTGATAAAGTATTCTTTCTTTACGTGACGAAACACCAATTCTAGTTAATGTTTCTCTTACCTTCAAAAAATCATCTTCTTCCTTCAATTGCACTTCGACAAATTTAGAAATATCAGTCATCTCATTTCCTTAATCCACCCTTGTGGGTTTTTTCTTTTAATTTTTGGATTTGTTCATCACTAAGGAGGCGGAGAGATTCAAGTGCCTTTTGGTCGGAATATCCATATAGGATTTTGAGACATTCTATATCGTCACTTGATTCAGGCTTTAACCACTTAGAGAACGGACGTTTCTTTGCCCGCACGGTATTTAGTAAAAAGTCAAATTGCATCTTTTTATCTAGATGATGACGGGTATTCATCTCATTTGCAAACATCACACAGTCATACTGGTAAGAAAGACTCTTGTTGGTCAGAAACGGAACATATTCTTTCTCCGTTGCTTCATCAACAATGAGATTCTTCTTACCTTGCATAATCTCATTTACATAATCAAACGGTTTACTCATAATACAAACTTCTCCAAAGAATTGACTTCAAAATTATGCATTCTTTTTTGAGATACAGAATTCTCTATTCTCATGCATTCATCTTGTTCATCTAGATTCATCAAAGGCATTCTGTCAAATCTTTGACCATAAGAATAGATGTACTCTGATTCTGCCAAACTTAACAAGGCTCTTCGTTGTGTATTCTTAATATAATCTTGTGGAACTGCAACATATACAAATATTTTTCTATCTCTATTGAATTGTGGTTCATATAGACTGTGAAATAATTCATACTTATCTTCATCATAACGATCAAGTCTCTTTTCAAGATTTCTAAAATGAGTTTTCATTCTACTTTTAAACAGAGTTTTAAACTCACCTCTATTGGTCGTTTTGTCTTTTCTGTCAAAAAAGACACTATCATGGCTATATCTTCCACCAGTCACACCAATATAAAAAGTATCTTGAAATTCGTTTGGATGTTGATATTTTTCAGGAACTTTGTCCAGAAAAGCAAACGCATAAACTGCTCCATGTATACCATTTGCCATGGCATATATCTGTTCTTTAGTGAACCATCCTAATACTTTTAGACTTGTAGTGACGTTCATACAAATTCACACTCCACCATCAATTCAGTGAGACACGCAACCAGATTGATTTCTGGATCTGCAACAAATGCATTCTTGTATTGATAGTCAGCAAGAATGATAACTGCCTTCGGAATTGACGAAGGTTTCAATACATCGTACATGTTGTCATAGATTGAACGAAAGATCGTATTAGGATCTGCATCGTTCGTTGCTGCCCACTTACGAATAGAACCAAAGTCTTTGTTCGCAACGTGTTTCACAATCTCAGCCAGTTTTACATTACTGACTTGTGCTAGAATACCTTCATTGATTTCACCATACTTTGAATAACGTTGTAGTTCGTTAATCACACGACGAAAATCTGGAAAGTGTTTCTTAACAACTTCCGCAACAATCTTTTGTTCGTATGGTACTTCTTCTTCAGTCAGAATTGATTTGATACGACCAAAGAACTTAGATGCCATCTCTGCCTTTTCAGACGGAGATAGATTGAAGTCAACAACAGAACAACGTGAATGCAGTGGATCGATGATACGTTGTTTGTAATTACAAGTGAAGATGAAAGAACAATTCTTTGCAAATTCTTCAATTGCATTACGCAACGCAGGTTGTGTCGAATTAGGATTCAGGTAGTCTGCTTCATCGATGATGATAACTTTACGGCGACCCGTAAAACTCATCGCAGAAGCAAACCCCTTAATCTTTACACGAAAGGTGTCGATACCAGATTCATCAGAACCATTGATTACAATGTAATCGCAACCGATCTCGTTGCACATTGCTTTCGCTACGGTTGTCTTGCCTACTCCCGGACCACCAGCTAGAATTAGATTTGGTATCTCTTTCTGGCTGACGTATTCCTGAAACGGTTTCTTCAGACGATCTGGTAGAATGCAGTCCTCGATTGTTTGAGGACGATACTTCTCTGTCCATAATATATGTTCCATTAGAACCTTTCACAAATATCATAATATTAAGCAGCTTCGAACTTGCTGCCAGTCTCAGTAGTAATCCAGTATTGAATCTTACGATCATTATTCTGGAAGTGTGCAATACCCTTTGCAGAGATTGTCACAGTATAGTTTCCAG